TGTCGATGGTGTGCAAAGCATTGTTGATACAACGTTGCTTGTTAATGAAATTGCATTACTAAGGAATAAATTCCTGGGAATTAGCAAAGGATTTGAAGCAAAGAACTTCATGACTGGTCATATTATAAAATTGCGAGTCGCTGGACTCGATGATGCGAGCGTTTAATGGCAACAACAACCTTACAGATATTAGATGAAGTAAACATTCGATTTACTGACCTAGACGTTGTCTGCCGACGTAAAATGGTGCAGGCATTAGAGTTTATACTTCCATATGCCAGGCATACACCAGCATTCAAACTAGGTAGATGGGATGGTAAGATGTCCTTCTGTGATATTGGTGGCCGTAGCTATGTAAACCTACTTGATAAACTCTTACCTATTGTTCAGTCATATGGATATGAAGTTGAGATCGACGATCAACGCATTCCTGGTGAGAACTTTGAGTTTGATTTGGTTGCCGAAGATAGTTATAGTCATATATGTTGGCCTAAAGGACACCCTTATGCAGGTGACCCTATCTTAATTAAAGAACATCAACTAGAAGTTATAAACTCCTATCTGACTAACATAACTGGTATCAATATCGCCCCAACAGGCTCAGGGAAGACCCTAATTACGGCGATTCTTAGCCACAAAGTTCAACCTTATGGTCGCAGCATAGTGATTGTGCCTACTAAGGACTTAGTTACACAAACCGAAGAAGATTATATTAACATGGGATTAGATGTGGGTGTATTCTTTGGTGATAGGAAAGAGTATTTAAAAACCCACACAATATGCACATGGCAAAGCTTAGAAAGCCTAGCAAAGAAATCAAAAGAACAAGAGTTAGAGATCGATATAAACGCTTTCTTCGAGGGCGTGGTCTGCGTTATAGTAGACGAAGTTCACAAAGCCAAGGCAGATGTATTGAGAAAGCTATTATCGACCTATTTGGCCAATGCCCCAATTAGATGGGGATTGACTGGAACAATGCCCGAAGAAGAGGCAGATAAGGTCGGTGTAGTTGCTTGTATAGGCCCTTTATTAGGACAAATCAATACAAAAGAATTACAGGATCTAGGTATACTTGCTCAATTACATGTAAATATTTGGCAGATGCAGGATTTAGGTGAAGCAGCATTTACTAACTATCAGGCAGAACTAAAATGGCTTACAACAAGTCAAGCTAGATTAAAGTTTCTTGCAAAAGAAATTATTACTATGTCCGACAGTGGTAACACACTTATATTGGTTGATCGTGTCCAGACAGGTGAGATGTTACAATCGCTTATACCAGATTCGGTATTCGTTTCTGGTAAGATGAAGTCTAAAAGTCGTAAAGAAGAATATAAAGAAGTTCAGGAAGTCGATGGCAAGGTTATTATTGCTACATATGGTGTAGCTTCTACAGGCATTAACATTGTCCGTATTTTTAATCTTGTCTTATTTGAAGCAGGCAAAAGTTTTGTTCGTGTAATTCAAAGTATCGGTAGAGGTATTAGAGTTGCACCAGATAAAGATTTTGTTAATGTATATGATGTATGTTCCAACTGTAAATTCTCTAAGCGACATTTGACAAAACGAAAGAAGTTTTATACAGAGGCACAGTACCCATTTAGTATTAAGAAGGTAGATTATTAATGATTATCTATACAAAAATTTCTTATGGTTATGTCGAATTATTAGATACGTTCTTTAGAGCAAATGATCTTATTGTTAAATGCACCGAAGGCGAACCAGATATACATAACAGGTCCCTTGCTATATTAGAATATGAAGATAATTCAGATACGGCATATAGCATCACATTTATGTCTGTAAGGCATCTTGGTTTTGAAAATATGCTCTGTGATTATCTTATTCGATGTGGTATAATGCCTGCAAGAATTGCTATAGGTAAGTTGGAAATAAAAAGAGATATGGAAGAGCTTGATAAGAAATGGGAAGAGCATAGAAAACTAATAGGATTAGCAAGATAGGAATTCTTGACTCTAATATATAAACATATTATAATACATAATGTTTTTAAATAACAAATATACTAAGTGGTACACTACTATAATAACTAATGCAGTACATAGAGAACCGTTATTAGAATATATAGAGCGACATCATATTTTACCAAAAAGTCTGGGCGGCTCGAATCATAAGAATAACATTGTTGAATTAACTGCTAAGGAACATTTTGTATGCCATTTGTTATTGACCAAAATGGTTATCGGTGTTCAACGGCGAAGTATGGTTTTTGCAGCAAGGAATATGCTGTATGGTAATACCTCTCAACAAAGAGTAAGAATTACTGGAAAGATATATGAAATCATAAAAAGAGATGCTGCTTTGGAAATTTCAACAATGAATAGTGGCAAGGCAGCATGGAATAAAGGGCTACCTGGGAATTTTACAGGAATGAAACATTCTAGCGAAACACGGAAATTAATGTCTCTATCACAGGCTGGTTTATCAAAACCGAGAACCGTGCCTACATCCGATATAACACGAGAACGAATCAGTATAACAAAGACAGACAAAACACGAGCACCATTTAGTGAAGAATGGAAGAAAAATATAAGTATAGGCACATCGGGCGATAAGAATCATAATTTTGGTAAAGAATTTTCTATCGAGACCAGATTGAAACAATCTATTTCTGCAAAGAATAGATTGCCAATTATTTGCCAGTGTGGGAAATCTGTATCTCCGTTAAATTATAAAAGATGGCACGGTGATAATTGTAGGAATAAAATTAAGGATAATAATGAAAATATTGACAGAAATGAATCGGGCCTATGAACTCGACAAGATCCCAAATGAGGTGGAAGATGTGCGATTTTGTGTACTTGATTATTCAGATCCTAAAAATCCAGATTATTTCTTTATACCACTTATCTTTTTGGAAAGCTTCTATGCACCAGCAGTTGTATTACAGATTGGTAAATTCACAGTTCAGATGCCATTAGATTGGTCTATACTTGTATGTGATGCTGATTATAGTGATTTAGAGTTAATGCCATTAACAAGTCTTAATGATAGAGGATTCCATACTATGGTATATAATCCGCTTAGGCATATGGTGCCAAGACCACAAGAAGTAAATATCACTAACGTATATGCTGAAGTAAAATGGTATTTTCCTAAACTAAAGAATGGTAATATCTTAGTGGTGCCTGTAGAAGATACAGAATTCCCTAATTGTGTTTTATTTGTTAAAGAAATAAACAAGCTACCAGATGTTATTGATATTGGAGCACTCTTTGAGTAATGAAATAGAAGATTGGTTAAATGGATTCCGTGAAATGAATCCAGATGCCAATATCGAAGAAGAAGTAAAGGTAAAAACATACAAGAATGATTTATTCAAGGATGTGTTACCAGCATTAGATCGCGGTGATAAGAAATTCTATAGTAGACTTACTGATGAACAGAAGAAAGATATATCTATTTGGCCACTAACACGATGGATGAGTTCTACAGCAAGTAATTCAGCAGATCGTTTATACACTGTGAATGAGGTTGTAAATAGAGATTCCAATCTCTTTAGTGCCAAGAAATCTGAAAACGCATTAGAAACAAACAAGCATAAAGAACTACAATGGATGCTTTTAGCAATGTCCGGAAGTGGTAAATCAGAACGGCATATTTGGCCTGGCGCACCACGTGGCGCAACAAAAAGTTTATTAGAAGAAGCAGTATTATCTATCTATCCATTATTGAAAGACGATGATCTTGAATTATTACTTCATTTAAACACACAAGAAGAATTAATAGAACTTTTTAAAGATAACGGATATGATGACAAATCTATCAAAGAATTATTCAAAGGCGATGCTAAGAAGTAAACTTACATAATTCATAATAAGAAATATTCAGTGATTTACAGGCTTCTCTTTTTGTTGGATAACATATTCCGTTCACTATCACTGATTTAGCATTTGGATTATCTTTTCCGGTAGCCTGAAATCCTTTCCTTCCCTGCCAAGCAATCGATCGTGTTTTTATAAGATTAATCGCAACATCTTTTCCATATATTTCTTCGTATGATTTTCCCTTCGTGGAGATTGACATACCTTTTCTACCATTTGATTTTCCTGATTTAGAAAGACTATTATTTTTCTTATGTTGTTCTGTTTGTGGGCCTCGCGGAATACCTTTTGTTGCCTTTGATCTTTTTATATTAGATTCTACTGATTGATGTGTCCCGGTATGTATAACTGATATATTTTTAGAGAATTCTTCCTTCACTATTTGATATATTCTACTAGATGGGATATACCTATTCTTACCACATAACATCATATTAGAAGCAAAAGCCATCTTTCTTCTGTTATAGCCGACTGTCATCCTGACAAGTAGAAGATGGCATACGAAATGTTCCCTGGCAGTAAGTTTAACTATGTTCTCTTGTATATCGGAACCACCTAGTGATTTGGGCACGATATGATGTTTTTCTATATAGCTGTCTATAGAAATTCTTGACTTAGCATTATTGATTATGCTAAAATAACATTTAGTATATTTGTTATCGATAAATATCACGCTGATTGCTCCTTGAAAGCGTTAGAGTAGTTGGATATTGATAGTATCGCGAACTACACTTATTTATCATTTAAATACACAATATGGCAGCTTTATCTACTATGCAACAACTGAATATATGTAAGTATTGCAATAAATCCTTTGCTAAACTCGCGACTTTGAACACACACGTCTGCGTTAAGAAACAGCGTCAACTCGATATAAACACAGCAGGATCACGATTTGGGCTTCGAGCATTTCAAAAGTTCTATGAACTAACAATGCAATCCAAGAAGCCTAAATCAATTGATGAGTTTATTAACAGCCCATATTACATTGACTTTGCTAAATTCGGAAATCATTTAGCAGCACTGAAACCATTATATATTGACAAATACATAGAATTTGTTATTATGAACGGTGTAAAGTTAAAAGACTGGACAAAAGACTTTGTCTATGACACATATATCATTGATGTAATAAAGAAAGAACCGTCAGACAGTGCCACTGATCGTTCAATTACAGAAATAGTAGAATGGTGCGATAAAAATCATATTCCTTTTAAAGACTTCTTCTTTAGTATATCTACAAATGAAGGAGCATATCTTATTAGGACGGGTAGAATAAGTCCGTGGGTATTATATCTATCTCCGAGCGGTGAACAATTAATGAGTCGATTTAATGAAGAACATGGCAAGATGATTGCCGGCATCATCGATGCAGCATATTGGATGAAAATATTTAAGAAGTCTGAAGATGATGTGGAATATATTAGAACGCTATTGGAGCAATCAGGGTTATGAGAGAAATCCAATTATATAAATGGAACATAACAAAGCTTCAGTTTTTAGAATGGGTGTCGGAAACTAATGCTGATGTCTACAGAGTAACATATGACGATGTGCATCCTATAGATAGACATATTGAATACGGTTTTGCTAATGATGAAGATTTCTTAGCATTCAAATTAAAATTTACAGAATATAAACCCGAAATGGTGGGATATAAAGGTAAGACGACTCTCGATACATCACTTGTCTACTGCCCTTACATTCCTTTGTTAAAATGAAAAAAGTAACAACAGACGTAGACGTAGACGTATTTGGTAGAGAAGATATCTTAAAAGGTATCGAATGCATCTATGGTCGCATTGATAGGGCCGATGATAAGTTTGAAAAGCATCCAACAGGTGTTTACTTCCAAAATATTCCACGCGATCCTATCACAAATATGTCTACAGTTGATCATCGAATTGCAAGTGATTATGGATACTTTAAGATTGACTTTCTAAACGTCAATATGTATGAAAATGTTCGCAGTGAAGAACAT